TAAAACAAGCGTTTCTGACAGTGCAGGAGGGTTTGTGAATACTTTAGTACCATACTACACTTGCTGGGCTGAATTGGTCACTAATACCAATTCTAGGACTAATATAGCAGGTAAGGATAGTATTAATGATGGAGCTACATTTAGGATCAGATATACAACAGGCAAGGTATTTAATAATGCTCTTGTAATAACTTGGAAGTCAAGGACTTATATGATTAACTCTATTATTAACGAAGCTGACTTGAATCAATATTATTTAATAGGTTGTGCAACACTTAAGTAATGGCAAAGTTTGGAGTAAAGATATATGGTGCTGATGCAATAATCAAGAGGCTTGAGGCATCTCCTCAAAAGATGATGGAAGAGTCTAAGCTTATTATTGATGCAGCGGTTATAGAGATAGCAGCCAAAGCCAAACAGAAAGTGCCTGTAAAAACAGGAGCTTTAAAAAATTCTATTAGACATAGTAAGTTTGTACCAGGTAAAGGGGCTAGTGTAAGTGCAGGTAATACGAATGTAAGATATGCTCCTTATGTAGAGTTTGGAACAGGAACTAGATTTCAGATACCTGTTTACCAAAATGTAAACATGGCTGATTTAGAATCTTATGCTCTGACATTTAAAAAATCAAAGAAGGTAATAGGTGTTCCATACAGACCATATATGTTTAGTGCTTATAGCGAAGTCTTTACATCTATGATTAAAAAATTGAAGTCTGTTAAGATATAAATATATTTCATTAAATTTGTACCAAAATGAAGGACTGCGGATATACATTAAGGAAAGCTTATTTCGATAAGTTTATCTCGGCTTCCTACTCATTAGCTGCTTATGATACCATAGCACCTGACACAGTAGAACCACCTTTTTTGATTATCAGTAGTCAGACACAAGTGGACAATAGTAATAAACAGAGCTATGCTTTTGATGTTACTATTCAATTTGACATAGTTTATAGGACTTTTAAAGCAGGTGAAGTAGGGCAGAAAACTGTTGATACTTATGCTAACGAGTTATTGGAGATAATAGGTGTTAGACCGCCAAGTTATCCTAATACCGAACCTAACTTTAAAATCGTTACTTGTAGGGTTGCTAGTAATATTGCTACCTTTGACTATGTGGATGAGGCTTATGTGTTTAGAAGGGTGATAACAATGGATCATTTCGTGAATCAATTAACATAAAAGAAAAATAAAATAAAATGGCAACAACAAGTGTATTTAACGGAACTTCATTAGTAGTTCTAATTGGAACTGAAGTAATAGCATTTGCGACTTCATGTTCTTTAAGCATCGCTATAGATGCTCCTGATGCTTCTACAAAGCAAAGCTTAGGATGGGCAGAGGAAATTGGTGGACAAAAGTCTTGGTCTTTAACAACTGATGGCTTAGCTACAGTAGTTCCTGGGGTAGTTGCTACTTATATAAGTACAGCTGAATTAACAGCTATGGCAATCGCTAGAACCTCGGTTTTAGTTAAGTTTACTACAATCAATAATGATACAAGTCCAACTCCAGGTGTAACTCCAGTTCCAGGTGATGTGATTTATTCAGGATATGCTTTTATTGAAAGTGTAGATATGACTGCTGATATGGAGAACCCTGTTACTTACTCGGTTTCTTTTAAAGGAACAGGAGCATTGACTATCGGTACTAACTAAGCAAACAAACCAAAAAAACCAAATATATGAGAGGACAATTTGAATTAACTCTTTCCGATGGAAAGAAGATACCGATGCGTTTTTGTACTTGGAGTCTTAAAAGATTCTGTCAATTACAAGGGATAGGGCCTTCTGATATCGGAGAAGCTTTAAGTGGCAAAGATACACTTGACGCTATTGTTAACTTACTAAAATCGGCTGCTGAATATCCATTATATTCACAAGGTATTACTCCAACATTTACAGAAATGGAGGTGTGTGATTGGATAGATGATATTGGAGGAATGGGTGGTAAAAAGTTCCAAGATGTAATGGCAGCACTTTCAGAAAGCATGAATAGCGGTATAGAAGAAAAGCCTTCAAAGTCAAGTAAAAAAGATGGAGTAAAAAAAAATTAGAGTGGATTGACATAGAAAGATATACAATGGGGGAGTGCAAAGTGCTTCCCCATTTGTTTTGGGAGATGACCATGGCTGAATTAGATTTTGTGTGGTATGGATATAGGCATGAAGAGGAACAACAATGGATTAGAACTAGATGGCAGACAACGCTACTAATTAATATCCAATTACCAAAAGGTAAGAAAGTTAAGCCACAAGAGCTTATTGAATTAGACTGCGATACTCGTAACTTTGTAAAACCAAGAGTAATGACAGAAGATGAATTAAAACAAGTTCTAGAAAAATATAAAATCGTTAAACCGACAATATAATGGCAGATAATCAAATGGTTAAGATAGTCTTTGACTTTGATCTAGGGAATGTCCCTGCATCAGCAAAGAAGCTTAGCCAATATTTAAAGGATAATAATTTAGATTTAAAGTTTACCAAAAAAAGTGTAGATAACTTAGCTGCTGGTCTTAATCAGCTATCTACTGCTCAAACAAAAGCTGGTAAAGCTGGTGCTGCGGCAGGTGCTTCTCTTAAAAAATCTAATCAACAATGGACTAATCTTGCATTAGTTATTCAAGATTTACCTTATGGATTTAGGGGTATTCAAAATAACTTACCTGCTCTTATGGGAGGTATAGCAGGAATGGCAGGGCCATTATATTTAGTAGGTTCGGCTATTATTGCTTTATTTACCGCTTGGGATGCTGGTTTATTTAAAACAAAAAATGCCACAAGTGCTTTAAATGATATTCAAAAGCAATATAATGAAACTCTTAAATCATCTATGGGTTCGGCAGGTGAAGAGATATCTAAAATAAACTCATTGGTTTCTATTGCAGGTAATCATGAAATCTCAATGGAAAAAAGATTATCGGCAGTCAAAAAACTGCAAGATGAATACCCTTCTTATTTTGGCAATTTAGATAAAGAAAAAATACTTAATGGTGATGTTGCAACTGCTGTAAATGGAGTAAAAACCGCTATAATAGAAAGAGCAAAAGCAACGGCTATTGCAAGTAAAATAAATGCAGTAGCTGCTGAAAAATTTGTTGAAGAAGAAAATCTATATGCTAATGCTTTAGAAAAAACAGCAAGAAAAAAGAGAGCAATAGCGGCTGCTAGGGCTACAGGAATACCAGATGCAAAAATACCAGAATTATTAAGAAAAGTTTATGCAGATATTGATAAAGAAGATGAAAAAATAAAATCTAAAATAAATGTTTACGATAAGTTACTTACAAGATTAGAAGGATTATATACTAAAAGCACAACAGCTTCTATGGGCTTAGATACTCCGAAGCCTACAAAAACAAGCGTACCGACATTAGAAGACCCAAATATTAAATTATTAGAAGCCAAAAAGCAGTATTATAAGGATAATTTATTAATGTCCGCTAGTTTTGAGGAAGAGATTTTGGGAAGGCAAAGAGATTTAGCAGTAAAACAAGCAGAATTAGAAAAAAAGGATAAAGGTTATATACAAACTATTAGAGATACATATAATCAATTAATAGAAAATTCTCAAAAAAATACTGCTGATAAGATAATTGAAATACAGCGTCAACTTGGTTTGGATGAGGCAAAGGAGTATGAAAAAAATGCTAAGGATCAAGAAAAAAATTATCAAGATAATCTAAAGATAATTGATGAGTTTTATAAAAATAAAATGAATCTTGCTACTGGAGATAAAGAACAACAATTATCTATATTAGAAGAACAACAAGGGTATTGGGATGTATTATATGAATACGGATTAGTGTCTTATAAGGATTATGTAAAAAAGACAGGTGAAATAGCAAAGCAGCAAATTAATATAAATAATGGATTAATAAAGAACTCTATACAGGCAACAATGCAATTAGGCATGGCAATTATGTCTGCATTAGCCCCTGCATTTGATATGATGGTTGATAAGGGAGCTAGTATAGGCGAGGCATTAGAATCAGTTTTTACAGGCTTGTTAAAACAATTAGCAAAAGTAATAGTAACTGCAGCTATTGCAGTTGCATTAATGGCTGCACTTGGCTTAGTAGATTTTGCAGCTATAGGTTCAACATTTAAAATGCTTGTTTCTCAAGGAATGGGTTTACCTAAAATGGGTGCAGGTGCAGGAGGCGGAGTATCTCAGCCA